ATTGATGTTCTTTTTGATAATTAAATATTTTATTTATTTATGATTTTAATATTAATAGTGATTGATACATTTATAGATATTATATTTATAATACCAGAGAATGATAAAATATCATTATCTAATAAATGGATAAATATATTATATTTATTAATAATCATATATATTTCAACGAAAGATGCAAGAATTAGTATATTATTAGCAATTATATATTTATTAGCAAAGGAAAAACATAACACATATTTAATTAATAAAAGAATGTTGTATTTAATTATGAATGATAGTTTACATGAAGAAAGAATTAATGAATTAGAAAATAAAGAACATGATAATCCGGTAAAACGTGTTAATTTATATGAAAATGGGGGACCAGTAATTACACGTTAAAAAAAGTATATATATATATTATAAGTATGAAAGAATATATATTTGATAAAGATTGTAATCATCAATTAACATTACCGACAATAATTTCAAATGTATCGCGCATTATTGCAATTGGTGATGTTCATGGAGATATGAAATTGGTAATTGAATGTCTTGAAATATCAAAAGTAATTCTTCAAATAAAAAATATGAGAAATATTAAAAATAAAATAGCAGTAGTCGTAAATAATGAAAAACAATATTATGATTGGATTGGTAATGATGCGGTTGTTGTTCAAATAGGAGATCAAAATGATAGTTGTAGACCAAATAATAATACATGTAATGATCCAGTAGCAGATGATATAAATATATTAAATTTTTTTACAGAATTACATCAATTAGCATTAGCACATGGAGGAGGTGTATATAGTTTAATTGGTAATCATGAAATAATGAATATAGAAGGTAATTTTGAATATACATCAAATGCAGATATACAAATGTTTAAAAATTACAAAGATCCATATACAAATAAAATAATACGAAATCCAGAAGAAGCAAGAAAACATGCATTTTCAAATGGGAATCAATATGCAAATTTTATGGGATGCACAAGACAAAGTGCAATAATTATAAATGATTTTTTATTTATACATGGTGGAGTTAGTATTGATTTTTTAAAGAATTTTAGAGGACGAGATAAATTATATGAATTAAATACTATTGTTAAAAAATGGTTGTTAGATACATTACAAAATAATTCTCATCAAATAATAATGAATCAAATATTAAATGATACTCAATATAGTCCATTTTGGACCAGAGTATTAGGTTCTTTACCAACACATTTACCATTTAATCACGAAAAATGTAAAACATTATTAGATCCAGTATTAGAAAGTTATAAAATTAAAGGTATGGTAATAGGACATACACCACAAATTCAAGATGGTATTAATTCTACATGTGGAGAAAAATTATTTCGAATAGATGTAGGTGCATCAAAAGCATTTAATGATTCAAGTAGAGAACCACAAATTTTAGAAATATTAAAATTAAGAGATGGTACTTATAAATATACAGTTATATTTTTAAAAAATGAATCATACAGTGTACATGTAGACGATGATAATAATGCATTTAAAAGAATTGAAACACGATTACCAAATTAAAATAATTATAATATATTAAATGATATATTATAGTATTTAAAAACTAATTACTATTAAATGTAATGATTAAAAATGCGTAAACCAACATATGAAGAATCATTTGCATCACACCCAAAAGCAGAATTTTGGAGTAAAAAAAATCAATTAAATCCAAGTGATGTATATATGCAATCTGGTAAAAAATATTGGTTTGATTGTAACATATGCAATCATGAATTTGATGCAAGTTTAGATAATATATATAGAAATAAATGGTGTTCATATTGTGTTAATAAAAAAATTTGTACGAATAATAAATGTAATATATGTTTTGAAAAATCATTTGCATCACATCCACGTGCAGTATATTGGAGTACAAAAAATATATTAAAACCAAGAGAAGTTGCAAAATGTGATAACAAAAAATATTATTTTAATTGCAATGAATGTAAACATGAATTATATATTGTATTAAATGGTTTAAAAGGTGATAAGTGGTGTAAATATTGTACTAATCAATCATTATGTAATAATAATGACTGTAAAATATGTTTTGAGAAATCATTTGCATCACATTCAAAAGCTGTATTTTGGAGTAATAAAAATAAATTAAATCCGAGAGATGTAATAAAGGGTACCGAAAGCATGTATTTTTTTGATTGTATAGAGTGTAATCATACATTTGAATCTAGATTATATCTTATAACAAAGGGTGGTTGGTGTAATTACTGTCGATCTACATCAAATATGTTATGTGATAATAAAGATTGTAAAATATGTTTTGATAAATCATTTGCATCACATCCTAAAGCTAAATATTGGAGTAAAAAAAATAAAATAACACCAAGAGAAGTTAAAAAATGTAGCAATCAACGTTTTATATTTAATTGCGATGAATGTAATAATGAATTTGATGGACATTTAGGAAATATTACTATTTGTAATAATTGGTGTCCTAAATGTGTAAATAAAACAGAAAAAATATTATTTAATGAATTAAAACAATATTATTCTACATTAGAACATCAATTTAGAGTAGATTGGTGTAAAAATAAAAAATTAAATATATTTTGGCCATTTGATTTTGTAATTTCAGATCTAAAAATAATTATTGAATTAGATGGAGAACAACATTTTACACAAGTATCTTCATGGAAAAGTCCAGAAGTTGCACAAGAAAGAGATATATATAAAATGAAATGTGCAAATAAAAATGGATATTCAGTGATAAGAATATTACAAGATGATGTATTTAATAATAAATATGATTGGTTAAATGAACTTAAATCACATATAGAAAAGATAACTTGTGATAAAAAAGTTCAAAATATATTTATGTGTAAAAATGATGAATATAAAATTTTTGATAATATAAAATAAAAAATAATATATTAAATATTTTTTATTTATTTTTTAACCATTGCTACATATTTTTGTAAATTATCTTTTAATAATCCCATCGCTGTTTTTTGTACACCATTCCAGAAAGCTACGCTTTTTTTATCAGATTCATTCATTGGGTGTTCTTTCATGGCTTCTTGGAAAACAAAATTTACAATTTTTGCAGGTACGCCAATTGGAACCATACCTTTATCATGAGCAACTTTTTTAACATCTAAATTTGCCCATACCCATTTCACTAATGCGCCTCTAACGGAAATCTGGGGATTTGCTTCACGGCGAGCTTTTTTGCTGGATTTGCGTGAGGCTTTTTTACTAGATTTACGAGAAGCTTTTTTGCTAGATTTACGAGAAACAGATCTGCGAGAAGCTTTGCGAGATGCTTTACGAGAAGCTATGCGGGAGCTTTTACGAGAAACAGATCTGCGGGAGCTTTTGCGAGAAGTTTTTTTGGATGCTTTACGAGAAGTTTTTTTAGATGCTTTACGAGAACTTCTTCTTTTACCACCTTCTTGAATTTTCAATTCATTTACTTCTTTGTTCATTTTATATATATATTATATATAGTTTTATTTTTTGAATATAAAAGAATTCCAAAATTGAAAAAATATAAGTAAACAGCAATAATATTTATAATTAAGTAAAAATAATGGGGGTACCACGTTTCTTTTCATGGGTTAATAAAAATTATAATGTTGTAATTGATCCTATAAATAATCCAAATGAATTATATTTAGACCTAAATTGTTTATTACATCCGATGTGTTTTGAAGTTGCGAATGAAGCAATAAAAGAAAATCCAAATATAAGTTTAATTAATAACGATCGATTAGAAAATAAAATGTATACTCGAATTATCGAATATATACAAGAAATATTAGATTATATTCAACCAACTGATTTAATATATATTGCAGTAGATGGTGTAGCACCAATGGCAAAAATGAAGCATCAACGAATGCGTAGATTTAAATCAATAAAAGAGCAAGAAATACGAGAAGATATATATAATAATTTTTCTCAACCAATAACTAAAAAATGGAATAATTCTGTAATTACACCAGGAACATTATTTATGAAAAAATTATCAATACATTTATTAAAATTTATTAAACAGTATAAATTAACTCATAATATTAAAATAATTTTATCAACATCAAATACACATGGTGAAGGTGAACATAAAATACATCAATATCTAAAAGAACAAAATAATCAAGAAACTACAAAAGTAGTATATGGATTAGATGCAGATTTAATATTTTTAACAATGGCTGCGCGTATAAATAAATTATATGTATTTAGAGAAGCGCAGAATATTGATGAAAAATCAACAAAAAAGTTTTTAATGTTAGATATAGATTTATTAAAAAATGGTATTTATGAAGATATTCAATCAAAATGTGATAAAAAATTAGATATAACTAATGTGATTGATGATTATATTATGTTAGGGTTTTTTCTTGGTAATGATTTTTTGCCAAATATTCCATCATTAACTTTATCACCGATACATCCAAAATTAGAAAATGGACTAGATATATTATTATATATTTATCCATCATTTATTAATAGCAATGATTATATTTCTAAGAATAATCAATCATTGTGTAAATTCTTAGAAATATTATCAAGTTTAGAAGAAGAATATTTTAAAGATGTATATAATAAAGGTCGAATTACGTATAAAACAAATGAAACAGATCCATGTAAGGTAGCATTATTTCAATTTGAAAATTTAACATTAAGTGATGTTAATTTTTTAAATTTAGGTAAAGATTCACCAGAACAATATAAAAAAAGATATTACAAACATTTTTTTCCATATCAAAAAATAGAACAGATTTGTTATGATTATTTCATGGGTATTTCATGGGTAAAACATTATTATTTCAATACATGTCCAGATTGGTTATGGTTATATCAACATCATCAAGTACCATTTGTTAGTGATTTATATAATTATCTCAAAAAGAATACAATACCATCAATCAATATAAGTGATAATATATATTCAATTAAACCAGTAGAACAATTGCTAATGGTAAATCCACCTGAAAATGCATTTATATTACCAATTGAATGTAGAAATATATTTAAAAGTATATATTTACAAAAGTATTTTCCAAAAGAGTATGATTTTGATATTTTTATGAAAACTAAATTTTGGATGTGTTATTCTGAAATACCTAATCCAAATTATATTGATTTTATGAAAGAAATTAGTAAAATAATATATAGTGAAGAATCAAAATTACTTAATAAAAATTTTAAAATATATGTTTTGTAACATATAATTATTTTATGTTTGATTAAAAAATAATTATTAATAGTAATAATAATGAATAATAGTCAAAATACAACACCTAAATTTGATCATATTCCTAATCGAATTGAATTCATACATTCGCTATTAAAAGATAAAAAATTAGATCCATTGATTGACATTAAAACAAATATTAAAGGTGGTGATTCAACAAATGAACAACATAAAAAAGATATACGAGATATATTAAATAAAAAAGTACTTGATTTTAATCAAATTATAAATGATATAGGAGGAAAGCTACAATATGTTAAAAGTGGTACAACTGGACATACATTTAAAGGTATTTCATATAATAAAAAAGATAAAGTAATAAATTATGGTGTAAAAGTCGTAGCATATTCAAAAAAAGATTCATATGGAGATGTTAATTTTTCTGACAGACCAGAAAATGCAGAGATATTAATGTTAAAATTATTAAGTGAATTTGTATTAAATGGTCAAACACCACATATTGTATTACCAATTGGTTCATTTAATACAAATATTGCACCATTTGTAAAATTAGCAAAAACATATACTGAATCTAAAAAATTTGAAGCATTTTTAGAAAAATATGAAAAAGGAGAATATTATGATGATGTTAGTGTATTAATATCTGAATGGGCAAATGGTGGAGATTTTTTAGATTATATTAAAGGAAATTATAAAAATATGAAAGTAAAAGAATGGCGAGTATTATTCTTTCAAATATTAAGTGTATTAGCAGTAATTCAAAAAAAATATCCAGCGTTTCGTCATAATGATTTAAAACCAAATAATATCTTAGTTCAAGTAAGTGAATTAAACAATAAAAATTTAAAATTTCGATATGTTATTAATAATATAGAATATTATGTGCCAAATATTGGTATACAAATAAAATTATGGGATTTTGATTTTGCGTGTATTCCTGGTATAATAGAAAATTCGAAAGTGGATGCAGAATGGACCGATAAAATAAATATTAAACCAGAACAAAATCGATATTATGATGTACATTATTTTTTTAATACATTTACACGGAAGGGATTTTTTAGTGAATTTTGGACATCTGATCTTGTACCCCTTGAAGTAAAAGAGTTTGTTAGAAGAGTTGTACCAGTTAAATATAGTGAAGGTAAATATGTATCAGAAAGAGGTAGAATATTGCATAATAAAGAATATGTAACAGCAGATATTTTATTAGAACAAGATCCATTTTTTGAAAAAATGAGATCTAAAAAAGAAGTCTAAATATTATTTTCTAGAATTATAATAATGAAACTATTAATTATTATATTAGGAATAATCTTATTATACTTACTTTTTTTTCAAGAAAATTTTGATAATTCTGCAAATTTAAATTTACAAATGTCAAATCCATCTTTATTGGATTTACCAGTAGAATCTCCAATTGATCTATCTATTGTGGATGACAATGAAACTCCTAAACAATATGAATTTGATAAAAAAGTAACTATAACTGATTTACAAAAATTAAAAGCGATAAATAATATTCTAGAAAGAGTTAAAGAGATTCATGAATATGGAGTATTTAATCCAGCATTACAACCAACACGAGAATTTGTACCAAATGTAAGAAATTTTAGTGATATTAATACATATATTATAAATCAATTATCATATTATTCAGGAAATCAATATAAATTAAAAATAAGTAATGTAGATTCTGCATCAGGGATTGAAACTGATGATCAATTTTTTATAAGTTATATATTATATGCTAATATTGATAATTTACAATTTAAAATAATAGTATCTGTAATTATTACAAAACCAAATGCCACAAAAGAATTAACTATTAATTTTGATATATTACGTATTGATAATCCTAATATATATATTACTCCCAATAATCCTGATACAAATTATGCATTAATTACATAATATATTTAATAAAATAAAAAATATATTATTAAATATATGAAGGATTCAGTTTATAATGCAATATTATTATATTTAATATTAGTAATTGGAGCAATATTTGTAAGACATCCTATATTTTTTAATAATGGATATGATTTAAAAAGAAATAATATAATTGATATGCCGAATTTTATTATATTTGTAATTATAGTTGCATTTTTTTCTATATATATTGCAAAAAAATATGATTAAAATTGAAAAATAATCATTTTAATAGATAACAATATCTAATAATATCTTGTTATTTGAAATGTCAAAAACATCTACTGTAAAAGAATCGAATACAATTAATATGAAAACATCTAATCTATCAAATATTGAACTAACCATGAATATTAAAGTGCCACATATAGTCACTAAAAATAATTCTATTTTTAATGATTATATTTTTAAAGGAATTTTTTCACGTTATTTCGAAAAGGGTAACTATTTTAAGAATCGCCTATCTTGGCATGAATCTGGTACCAAATTGTTTATTAATTTGGCTGAAATTATCTATAATATTACTCCTAAGAATGATGAAGACTCATTGTATAATAATTCAGTTACTTTTATAACTCAGATTAAATATGGATTTATTACAGAGTTTGCAAATAAACTACCTGCTTGGTTGAATCCTCTTGGATGGAAATGTTCTGAAATTAAAATTAGTACTTTTAATTCAACTCAGTTCTGTGGATTTGATTATACCAAAGATACTGAAAAAGGTACTGCCATGTACGGTGTACCCGCATTTATGTTAATCTTGTATATTGATCCTTTGTCAGCGGATATTGTTCCTATTTGTAAGACAAAAATTCTTAAGCCTGCAAAACTAGAGATGAATATTACTGATTCTCCAACTTCTTATCGTAATATACTAATGAATGATATCAATCCTGTTATAACTAAAACTAATATTGAAGAAACTAATACTGAAGAAACCAATTCTGAAGAAACAACTGATAATATTAAGACTACGCGCAAATTTGTGAAAGGTCGTTGGATTGAAAATTAATTTATAAAAATTGAAATATTAATTGTCTAAATCACAAATTATATAGTTAATAATTCGAGATATAGCTAGAAAATGTCTACTTCTATTAAGCTCCCTACGTTCGAGAAGACTATTAATTCTACTTTTGTTAATCATTTTATGACAACTTTGACTAAGACTTATTTTCCGAGTGATGGGTCATATTTTCGAGAGCGTGTATATTGGTGGGAGACTGGTACTAATTTGTTCATTAATGCTTCTGATATTCTGAAGATTATGTCAAAGACTGATGATTCTACTAATGATGAGTCTATTTCTATGTCATCTGTTGATTTCATTTCTCAATTTGATTATATTGTTGCAGCAATTGCTGAGCAGGTACCCGAGAAGCTCAAGTCGCTCCAGTGGAAGTGCACTAAGATTAGCTTTCAGTTGTACAACAGCAAGCAAAAGACTGGCAAGCACCGCGACACCGGTGAGCAGATGTATGGTGCGCCTGCGTGCATGTTTGTTCTCCATTTGGAGCCTCTGACTCCGGAGAGCATCCCAACTTACAAGGCTAAGATTAACAACAAGACCACTGAAGAATCTGATCAGTTTAAGACTGTTGGCAAGTTCACTAAGAATACTACGAACACTGTCACTAATACCAACGCCAACAAGGACTGTTCCAAGTGCGGCAAGTCTTTTCAGCCAATTCAAGCCAAGTATCATGAGTGCCCGTCTTGTTTCGTGCCTCGAACTGCACCGATGGGTGGTGCGGGTGGTCCGAGCAACACTATCCGGACTGTTCGGGGTCAGTACACTGGCAAGAAGTAATTTCACTAATTATAAAAATTAATTAATTTGTTTTTTTTAAGATTTTCTTTATTAAATAATAATTTATTATGTAATCTAGTATTATTAATAATATATAAATTACTATAATAGTTTAATATTTCAGACATATATAATGTAATATTTTCTTTTGTATAAAATTGGATACTAATATTTTGACATTCTTCTGCTATTTTTTTACAATCATTATTTAAAATTATATTTTTTATTTCTTTATCTATATCTTCAATATTTGTATCATTATTATATTTTACTTTTAAATAATGTATATTTTCAATAAAATAATTATTATAATATAATTTATAATCTTTTGATAAATCTTCATTTTCTAATATAATTATACAACTACCTGTTAATGCTAAATATGGAAATCGTCCAGAATATCCAACACCTTCTATATCTAATAAATATTTATATTTTGAATGATCTTTTAATTCTATAAATGTATGGTTTGATTTATAATTATGTATTAAATTATAAATATAATTAGAATCTTTCTTTTGTTGAATATAATTATTTAATTTTTCTCTTATTAAAGAAGAATTAATACCAGACCACATTATTTTCTCTTCTTTATTTTCCCATAATATTTTATTATTTAATATATCATTTTTTGTTATATTGAAATCAGTAGATTTTGCATCTGTCCAAGAATAGAATGAAAAATTAGGAATTGTATTTACATTACAATTTGTTGTAGAACTAAATTGTAAAAAATATGGATTATTAATTGGATTATCCATTACATTGATAAGAATTTCTAAATCGTTTATTTTATGATTAATTAATGTATCATTAATCATCAATTTAATTGCATTCATTCGATCAATAAATGAATGGTTAATATATTTAGAAGGTTGTATATTTTCAAATACAGCCTTATTATTTATTATTTTAACATATAGTGAAATTACATTTGTTTTTTTCCAATATAATATATCTTGATTACTATATTTTTCTAGTTGTATACTATTCGTAAATAACATTCTATAATTATAAAATACTTTTTATAATTATAAATATACTGTATTATTTAAAATGGTAAACATTTTGCACAACCTACTTTTTTAATAGTTTCTTCGCTAGTAATTAATAAGTTAATTATTTTAGTTGTTTCATCTAAAAATTCATTTGAATTTTTTAAATTAATCATATTTTCTTTTATTAATATTTCTAAAACGACTTTTATAATATTTAAAAAATGTACAAATGTTAATTCTTTTAATTCAAAATTATTACCATGTAAATTTACAATTTTTTTAATTAATGTAATAAATAAAGATATATCAGAAGCGTCTATTTTATTATCTACTATTATTAATTGAATTACATTTATTATATCAGTTATTGCATTTGAATCATTTGTTAATAATAAAATTACTTTTTTAACATCATTATTTTCAATTAATGTTAAATATTTATCTAAATGTAAACTAGATTCTTTTATGTTAATTTTTGGAATTACACTTTCAGAGGAAGTTATAGTTTCCATTATATATATATAATTATATTTTTCTTTTATAAACTTATGGATAAAAAATTTATGGATAATAAATTGATTTTAATAAATCTTATTTTCATATTTTTAACTATAATTATTATTGTAAAAATATTAATAACCATGTTTCCATTCACACAAAAAACAAAAAAAATGAAGAGAACATCAAATTCAGATTATTCTGAATATGTAGAATATTCTGAAAATACAGAAAATGGAGAAATAACAGAAATAACAGAAACAACAGAAACAACAAATACAACAGATATGATAGAAGATTCAAATAATATATATAATGAAATGTATAATCAAGAAATAAATAAAGTAAATCATTCAAATAAAATGAATAAAATAATATTATTTGATGATCGAAAATATATACCAGATTATTCATTTATGACAAATAAAGTAAATTATCCAACTAAAATAAATAAAATAGAAATAAGTAATCCACGAGAGATTGAAGTTTTTAATGAAACACCAGAATTAAATTTATTATTTCCTCAAACACCTGAACCTCATTTTTTCAATCCAGAAGAATTTCCAGAAAATACTAGTTATGAATTAAAACCATTTACATCCGATACTGTTACAAATATGTTTGATGCAAATACAATATCTGGTTTATATAATACAATTAATGCAGATATATATCGGGGATATAAAAATAATGATTATATGTTATAATATGGAAAAAAAAGCATTAGAAATTGCTGAACAGATATGCAAAAAAAAATTTGAAGAAAAGTTTCAAACAAAATTTGATAATAATGAATTAGTAATAAATAAAGTAAAACATGATATAATAAGAGAACAAATAAAATTATGGGAAGAAATTGGATTAACACATTTATCACAAAATCAAATTGAATATGAACCACCAATTAAACAAGCATTATATTATTTATGTAAACAAAAAATACAATGGTGTAATAATAAATTATTATTAGAATAATAAAAATTGATAACTATATCATTTAAACAATTATTAATTTATATATTATAAAAATGTCACATATATTAAAAAAAGAACTTTTAAACATATCTATTAAAAAAGAAGTATTAACTTACTTTTTTGATAGAATAAATTATTATGAATTTCGTTATATAATGTTAAAATCATTGGATGATTTACAAAAAAACGAAAAAAATATAGAATATGTGATACCGCACATTAAAGGTGAACCATATTTTTTATTAATTGGGACAATTGGTCAAAAAACATTTTCATATTTAATTGAAAAAAAGAAATTAAAGTTTAATATGGATCAATGTAATGTAAATGAAATCAAAATATATTATGCAAATTATAAATGTGCAAATAAAACATATACTGGATCTATATTTGACGGTAGGATTATTAATGATATATTTTTAATTCAAGATTGTTATTACTTAGATGGTTTACGAATGAATGCATGGAAATTAGAAAAGAAATTAAAATATATTGATGAATATATTAGTAAAAATATAAATAATCAAAATATAAAAATTCGAAATGTAGATAAAATTAGTGATATTCAAGAGTTAGATAGTAAAATATCAAAATCAACAGTTGAAATTAATGGTTTTATATTTTTGCAGGCACGTTCAGGTATATCTTATATTTTTATTGATAATGAAAATTTTAATAATAAAAATAATAATCAAGAATCAAATATAATAGTAATGAAACCAGAAATAAAACAAAACATACAAAAAGAAAATATAATTAGTAATATTTCTGATGAGAATGTATTTTTAATTAAAAAAGATGTAAAACCGGATGTATATCATGTATATGATAAAGATAATAATTTGGTACATTTTGCAAGTATACCAGATACTCGCACAAGTCAATATGTATATAATATATTAAAAAATATAGATTCTGCATATTTTAAATGTACATTATGTCCTATATGGAAACGATATAAACCAGTTACTGTCGTAGATAGTTAATAGTATCGGTAAAACTACTACGTACACTACCCATAAAATATTTGGCTCCAGCACATACATACATATCTTTTACAGCATCATCTAATGATGTTTGTCTTAATTTATTACTTTTTTCTATTTTTTTATAAATTAGTCGATCATTATATAATTTTATAAATATATTTTGAGTTATATTATTATCAGTTGCAATATATATTTTTAAATTAGTTGGATATGAATTAATAAATTTAATATATTCATCATCGGGAATACCTTGTATATTATATTTAGCATATAATTCGATCATATCTGTTCTTCTAATATGACATGCAATATAGTCATCACCTAATTGATTTTTTAATGTATCAATATTAGTTTGTATATGTTTTATTGGTTTTAATAAATTATAATATTTTTTATTAATATATTCATTATTTATTGCTTTTGTTGTGGTTTCATATATATATGGTCTATGTATATTATCTGTATTATATATTAATTCTACATTATCAAGTGGTTCAAATAAATTAGGAAATATATCAGGACAATCATTTGCTTTTATCCAAATAATTCGTAATTTTTTATTTGGATATTTACCTTCATTATATTCATGTAAATAACTTAATAATACCCGTAATTTATTATTTAATCCACCAATGGCATTTATTGTTATATATGGATAATTTTTAGGTATAGTTTTTATCATTAAAAATATAAACTAAATTATTTATGCATGAACAAATCTATAATTTAATCTCGGTATAATATATTTATATTACATAAAAAATAAAATAACAACACTTATATTATCACCAGAACCTTTCTTTATTGCATATTCACCCAATTTTTTAGCCACATTTTTTTGTGTATGTGTATGATAGTTTTGTAATAATATACTTGTTTCGGTTGTTAACATTTCTCGTAATACAAAATCAACAGCTTCTTGAGAATTTAATACATCCCATACACCATCACATCCTAATATAACAAATCGTGAATTAACATTTACTTGATAATTAAAAATTTCAGGTACATGTGTTACAAATGGTAACACATCTAAATCACCAAATGCTCTTGATACAGCTAATCCATTAATTCTAGGATCATCACCAGCATCTTTTGTTATTTTACCACCTAATTTTTCTATTCTCATTTTTTCTTCCCACATCATTGGTTTATGATCTTTTGTTAAATTCATTGCAATATTGTATTCATTACACAATACAGCACGACAATCACCTACATTCATAACTTGAATATTATACATATCATTTTTACCTTTTTCTAATTGTAAGATTAAAGCAGTAGAACCCATGTGTTTTGATTGTGGTACATCTTTTACTATTTTTGATTGTAATTTATCAAATATTTTTAAAATATAGTCATTATTTTTTGCAGAAAATAATTTTTGTGTATTCGTATATAAATATTTTGGCAGGTGTTCTTTAAGATATTTACTAACTAAGTTACCACCATGCCCATCAAATATTCCTATAATATTTGCATTTCTTTTTTTATCACTATGAGAATCTTGATTTAAATTAAGACAATAAAATAGGTCATCTTCATTTTTAGGTCTTAAGCCTAGTAAAGATATTGTATGTATATGCATAAATAAGTAAAGATAATAAAATTGAAAATTAATAAATATATAAGTATATAATATAAATATATATAAATTAAAAATGTCAAATTCTATTCAAAATTTAACTGTCTTTCCCATCCAAAATCATGAGTTATGGTCACTTTATAAAAAACAACAAAGCTCATTTTGGCGAGCAGAAGAAGTCGATCTATCAAATGATATGAGAGATTGGGAAAAGTTAAATGATAATGAACGATATTTCATCAAAAATATTTTAGCATTTTTTGCAGCATCAGACGGTATTGTAAATTGGAATATATCTGATAGATTTAAAGAAGATATTAAATACATTGGTAATTTATACAAAGAAGCTAAATATCTATATAATTTTCAAGCTATGATGGAAGATACACATTCGGAACAATATTCATTGCTTTTAGATACATATATTAAAGATAGTGATGAAAAAACACATTTGTTGAATGC